GGTTGTATTCATTGCTTATTTGTTTTTATCAGTCTTTTACTCTAATTGTTCTATTTTTTCTATCGCTTTAAATATCTCAAGAATCACCTGCGGGACTATGGCGTTTCCGTATCCTTTGACTGATTCCTGTCTCCATTTTGTGAAAGGAATGGTAAGGTTGTCCACATTAAAGGGAACCCCATCATTTCCTCCACAAACAGGGGATTGAGTTGGGAAGTTTTGCCAGTCTGGGAAAAGCGATCCGCTAAACTGTTCGTGGCTGGATTTCTTCTTCTCTTTTCCAACGCTTCCAAAGTTGATGCACCCTTGTAATCGTTTGTTGTAGGAGTAGGGAGCATACCGCAAGCTGCCAAATCGTTCAATTCCATTGTCCATCCTTGCTCTATTTTCCGCTTCGTTCGACCGTCTTCCGGTTTTGAGCCATTCTTGTAGCTTCTCGCTGTTGGAGTTGGTAGCATCCCATTCATAGCCATTGCGGTCAGTGCTGTCCCCATCTGACTCTTCGGGTTGTACTTTTTCGTGTATTTGTCCGCTTCCCGAGCATTGGGAGTCGGAAGTAGTTGAACTATTCTTGCAAGTCCCACACTTCCGTTTATTCCATTCTGATTGACCTTCCTCGGAATACCGTTTCCAGTCATAATGAAATGGTCGTTCTTTCCAATTATCGCTCCGGTTGTTGCATCGCTCGCCATTGGGGGCGGAAGCATTCCGTGGAAATCCATGAAGTCCATTAGACCATTCGGGCGATTGCTTCCGTTTTTCCGACTCGCCATCGTTTCCGCACCTGCATCTTTCAGATGCCTCACACGTTCCGGATGATAAATATCCGTAGCCATTGGTGTCGGGAGCAATTCCATCGGATAGAACCTTGTCTTCCCGTTCTCGTCGCACATCTTCAGTCCTTGAGTCTGCACAGTGGGCAATAAACCACACTCTGTCCCTTCTATGGGGCGCTCCGACGGCACAAGCCGGAATAAGCAACGGTTGGACGGAATATCCTTCTCGCTCAAGGTCTTTACAGATGGTTTCGACAACATACTCTTGTCGTAGCAATATTCTTTTTCGGTTATCTTCTCCGAAAAGAGAGGTTTGGCTTCCCACTTCAGTCTCCTTGCCGGGCTGAACCATCGTGAGGATTCCAGCAACGTTTTCACCAATAACCCAAGCGGGTCGGATTTCTCGTATAGCACGGAGCATGTGCGGCCAGAGGTAACGGTTATCATCCGCTCCCTTTCTCTGACCTGCGAGGGAGAAAGGCTGGCAAGGAAATCCGCCTGTGAGGATGTCAATTCTTCCCCTCCATTGTCTAAAGTCTGTTTTTGTAATATCTTCATAATGTTCTGAATCAGGAAACCAATATTTTAGTATCTCGTTGCAAAAAGGGTTTATCTCACAGTGAAAGGCATTTTTCCAGCCCATCCATGAAGCTGCAACGCTAGGGGCATCAAAGCCGCTGAATAAACTGCCATGAACTAATTTCATTTTTGTCGTTTTAGTTGGCTATGATTACTATTGTGTTATCATCATCAAGATAAACTTCATTAGCATTAAATAAGTTTATATCTCCTGAATCTAAAAAGACATCGGCTTCCTTATTTGCAATACTATTCAATTTGTCAATTAATTCTTGTACTGTCATGGTATCATTTTTATCTTGTTTTAATTAATTGTATACATCCATCAGGTGGTTCGCTATCGCATACACCACCAGGTAAAATAAGATGTTCACTCCTAGGAGAAGGAGGATGTTTAGGAGTATTCTCATAACTAATTCAGCTTCTCGTTATTTTTGAAAATATGAGCGAACGTACTTTTTTCATCTGATAGATCGAGTCCAAGCTGTGAAGGGTGACATTTGATGTAATTATAAAATGCGAACATCTTCTTGTCATCGTCACCGCACCGGTCTACCAACAACCTGATAAACGCAAGAAGGCAATCGGAGTCGTTTCCAAAATTCTCCTGTGTGGAGAACTGGGTTTTGTCAACGTCCTGTTTCAATTTACGAATAGAAGCTATAGCTGTGTTGAAGTTACGTTTCACATCGTGGCGTAATTCATAGCCTTGCTTCCCCATTTCACTTCTCAAATCATAGAGAAGGGTTTCTACGACATCTTTCAACACATAGGTTAAGTTGAGAGTAGTATTAAGATTTGTTGTTCCTACTAACATAGCTTTACTTGTTTCTTATTTGAATGAATCCTCGTTTTTCAGTCTCTCTAAGGAGTTCCATATCTTCTTCCTTGATATCACAGGGAGTCTCACCGTTTACGGTAGTATAGTCCGGAATATTAAACTTATCCCTGATTTTCTTTTTGATTCTAGGGATGTCTTTAGGATCAAGATGCTTTGTTTTCCAATAGATAGTTACTTTCATGATTCTTGCTTACTATAAAATTCTTCTAATTGCATTTTATGCTTTTCAAACTTTCTTTTGGCTAGCTCATCCATTAAACTGTTAGATATACGCAAAGCATTGATAGCAGATTCATCCCCAGATGCTGCACGCTTTTCAAGTTCCGTCCTATACTCTCCATAGAACATACCGGACATAGGCTTTAACTCATCCTCTATATGCGATTTATGCTCATTCCAAGACTGGGTGTCAGCAGCAGCACATCGTTCTTTGTTATACTCACGAAGCCAACTCATAATCACCTGCCCATCAATACGATTGTATATTCGTCCGTATTTCATCTTCATGGCATTTTTAAAACAGAGCTTCAAGTCGTCCATTTTGAGATACGGATATTCCTCCATAATCAAATCAACGGTTATAGCTACCTGAACATCAGACATGGTTTCAGTAGCATTGAAAAACTCCAAAGCATCGGCAAGTAAAAAAACAACGGCTGCTCTTGACTTTGTTTCTCCAAGTATCCTTGTGATTGTTCCTATTGCTGGTTCTGAACTTAAAAATACATCTTCAATCGTTTTGGGGCGAAGCATCTTGCAGTATTGCTCCGGCGAGGTTTTTAAGGCGACCAACCGACTCTCTTCTTGTGGCAGCAGTATCAGTTCGTTTTCCATTGTAATTACCTTCTAAAATTTTAGTATAATTTGCTTGTTTAAATATCCAATCAAAGTTACACTTCCAGTTGCGGTCATTTCCTCCAAGAAGAAAGGGACTCTGAAGAACAAGATTGAAAGCTGTTCTGACGGATTCTTTGCCATATTGGGATATCCGGGCTTTTACGGCTTTCTTTCTATCCTCGGTCATTGACTTTATCTGCTGAAGTTTGTCCTTGAATGTAGCGTTATAGTATTCCATCAATCCATTGTAATCAACCTTTTCAGAGAGGGAGAGCGAAGAAAGCTTGTCTTTCTTTGATACTCCGTTAGGAGTATTTTCTTTCTTTTGATTATTAAGAGACATATCTATGTACTCTCTTTCTTTATCTTTCTTTGTATTTGTGCCCTCCGTGTGCCCTAATTTTTGTGAAAATTCAAATTGTGGCGGGTGATTATTCGTAGGCTGTGCCGCAAGTTGTGCCCTTAGTTGTGCCCATTCTTCTTTTAAACTATTGATTTCCATGTTAATATCCGTGCCCTTGATTGCGCCCTTAGTTGTGCCTACATCGTTATATTCGTCATATTTGCACAATGTTATGATATTGATGCCTTGCGTACATTCAGAAGTTATCATGCCTTCTTTCCGTAGGTGCTCCAAAAAAGAACGGACTTTCTTTTCTGACCATTGCCAACGTTTTGCTAAAAACCTAATGGATGCTGGGTATTGCCCACGATTATAGACCACCTCTCGACCTCCGATACACTCCTTTCGGGGCGTTGCATCAAATCGTGCAGACTGTATTAAGTCTAACCACGCTTCGCAACTGCTAAATGTCCGGGCTTCATTCCACATTATATTCGAGAAGAACCTGCGGCTTAGTTTTATAAATCCTTTATCGTTTTCCATTTGCTTAGAATCTCACGTTAGTTAATTGTCTTCCTTTAGAGAAGACAGCCCATTTTCCATTACCGCTATCAAATAATCGTAAATCAGAGACTTCGCCAAAACGTTTGATATTACCGCATAAATCCACAATCCAGCCGTATTTTTTGGAAGGGTGGGGGCGAATAGCCCGACCGACTATCTGATACCACATGGCAAGTGACATCGTAGGACGTGCCATAACGACCGTATCAAGTTCCGGATAATCAAAGCCAGTCGTAAGTACACCCACATTGGCTACTACCGAAATCTCACCAGCTTTGAACGCCTCAAGAATATGTTCACGTTCTTTCTTAGGAGTATCACCTGAAACGATAGCGCAACCGGGTATAGACCAGGTTAACCGTTCGGCTTCTTTCAAGAACCGGGTAAACACTAAAATACCTTTCCGCTTTCCTCCGGCTTTGGGATTCATCAGCCTTTGGACGATATGAACGAGATAACCGTAGAAGTCTATCCGTTCATATTCTCTTTGAACTGACCTATCTGTATAGTCGGCACCAGTGGTATTTACCTTCAAATTGAGTTCGTTCCATCCAATAGGATTCATAGGATAATAATTTAGTTTTGCCAAATACCCCAAATCTAATAGGGTTGATACCTGTACATGGTAAATGACCTCTGAAAAAACATGAGGCTTTGTCCGGGTGATGAATTTCAGCATAGAGCCGAAATCACGGCTAGAGCTTAAACGGTATGGTGTTGCAGTCAAGCCAAGAACCTTGCACTTTACCGCATCAAAGAAATCCTTGTACATTCCCTCTTTAGGGTTTACAAGGTGGCATTCGTCCACGATGATGTTCTTGAAGTGGGTGAACAGTTCAGGATGATTCTTCACACTGCCGATGGTGGCGAATGTTATCCGGCTTATTTCTTTTGAGTTAAAGGATGCAGAATAGATGCTGCAATCAAGAATGCCGTATGAGCAGAGTTTCTTGAAGTTTTGTTCGACAATTTCACGTGATGGACAAAAAATAAGCACATAGTCATTTAGTCTATGTGCTATATCCGCAATTACTATTGATTTACCCGCCCCTGTTGGCAGTACCATGATGGCGTTGTTCCTTTTCGCCTTGTTGTTGAAAAAAGAAACGGCTGCATCAGAGGCTTTCTGTTGATAATCACGAAGTTTGTAACTCATAACTTGGATGTGGGTTGTTTTATTAATCTTATTCTTTTCCTGTGGCGTTGTTGCTCACCCATACATTCAAGGCAGTAACTTCTATGTCTGTCTTTTTTCGTCTTGTCAACTCCAAATTTTTCAATAGGAAGTATTCTGCCACATTCGGAACATTGCTTCTCGCTTACTGATATGTAAGAAATGCGCTGCCTACAATTATGTTGTTGCTTCTTGTCGCATTGTTTACATGATGAACGAAGTCCATCCTTACGAGCATTGTCCTTTGAGAAATACTTATATGCCTTGAACTTACCGCACTTACTGCAAATTTTACCTCCATGATTCTTTGATTTGGTTTTGCTAAGAGGTATTTCAAAAAGAGTGTTCATAATCCTTTCTCCTTGCTTAGTTTATCTCCCAAAGCCTTGTAATACTTTGTGAGTTCGATTAATTCAAAATCAGCCCATTTCTTCGTTTGTGTGGCTTTCCACGCCAGTTTGTCGAAGCGTTGTTGTCCGATTTTGGCGATAAGGTTCTCACGGTAGCCTATCATGTGGTCTGCCTTGAATCTGTTACAAAATTTACATTCGGCATGACAATTATCCTCATCCCATCGTGTTGCCATGTGAGTTCTGCTATGGAAATGCCCGTTGTCAAACTTATCGAACGGCTTTATCTGTCCGCATGATATGCAACGTATCATTCTGTTCGGCATTGCATCACGAAGCCGGATATAGCGGCTGAAAACTTTGTCGAGTTTGGCTACTAAATCCGGCTTCTTCTTTACCTTGATACCTGCCTTGTCGAATAGTGGCAATGGCTTTTCTTTTTTCTTAGATTTCTTGATGTAATACATATTTATCAATCCTTATAATCATTCATACTACCCCAACCACCATATATCTCTTCATCACTCTCACCATTAAGCCGAGCCCTTTCTATTTCTTTATTCATGCTATGCGAAAAACCACCCAAATCTCCTAATGAAAGGTCGCCAAATGATGAACCTTCTTGGATTCTGATTCCATGTGCTCTGCGTATTCTGTATTTTTCGATACTTTTGCATATTGGATTATCTTTTTCAGAAACTTTGTAGGCTGTATATTCTCCATTGAATATAAACGGAGTCTTTAACCTTTCAAATGCTTCTCTGTCCTTTATATGCTTGTACATCATCTCAACCGGAAAAGTCATTGGCAAGCGTTCTTTCTTAATCATTATGGCTATCGCGTCATATAAAGCCTGTTCTTCATCGGTCAGCTTAAACCAGTCGATATTATCAAAACACCACATGATATAACCAATATGAGTAAGTATGATATACTTTATATCTTGTCCCTTGTATTTCCCGAATGTTAATTTTCGTTCTTCTTGCATAATGCTTCTATTATAGGTTTACATAGTTCAACAACTTGTTTACAATCCTCCACATCAAACATTCCGATATGGCAAAGCTCACGTGGTATGCCCAGTTGATTGGATAGCCACAGGTAGGCTTTGTTTCTGTTTGAAGTGTTGGGGATATGTTTCTTCCAAATTTTATTGATAAGATTGGGCTTAGCTACCTGGTCGAAGTAGAAGTGGGCTTCTTTCTTGGCTTCCCTTAGTTCCGCGTTTGCCAAACGCCCTAACGCCTGGTCTGTACCCTTGTGTACTCCGACATAAGCCCTACAATCTCGGCAGAGGTAAATCATACCGTAGGAGCGTCCGTAGATTACAGAACTATCCACGTATTCAGTAGACCTACCGCAATAAGGGCAAATCTTACCAGTTAATAATTCATCCATAATTTTCCATTAAAAGCCCCGAAGCGTATTCTCCGGGGCACAACCATTATTTACTAACCCTTGCCATTTCTGTGTGGCTAACATTTATGTGGGACAAGCAGGAGTCGAAC